ACTTCGTATGTTATGTTTTTCACATTCATATTTTCGAAGTATACGTTGCCGAGTTTATAGTTTTCGATAAACGTTTTGAAATGCCCTTGCCGCCCTTTTGTTTTCAAAAACATCGTGTTCGGTTGATGATCTTTCAACGTGATCGAATACGTCAATAAATACGACGGGTCGATATCTTCCGATACCCACATTTTACCGACGGAAAAATCTGCCCATACGCCGTATTTGCGATCCTTATATATGAACGTGAAATAATACCGCGCGTTTTTTCCTTTGCGTTCGATGAACGTATTTGAATCAAGCAAAAATTTGTTTTCGATTGAATAATCCGCGTATTTCGTGCCGTCAATCAATTTTCCGAATTCGGTGTTTTTCTTCGCGTCGATAAACGCATCGTTGCGGACATCTTCAACCAATATCGGGCGCGTCGGGTGTTTCCATATCCATTTTCCGTTGCCGTCTTGTTTGGTCGGCATTTGCAAATCCCAAAACAAAAAATACGGGTTTGTGATCGACAACGCGTTCGCGAGCATAAACAAAACAACGCGTTTGTGTCCCGTCGCCGGACGCGCGATCGTTTCGTATAAGTTCAGCAGTTTCACGGGTTCATCGTTCAAATACATTTGATTTCCCTTATCAAGCAAAAATTCGTCGAAGATCAACGTCGTGACATTCGGATATGCAATCGACTTTTTGTTTGATGCGGTCGAGAGAACGAACCCATATCCGGCGATGTCTTTTTCCGTCCATTTCTCTTTTTCATCTTCGGGTTTTAACCGAATGTAAAAATGTTTGCTATCGGTTTTGAATTCGTATTCGGGATATTGATGTTCGATATCTTTGAAAAATTGCGACATCGGTTCTTTCAAATCGTCCTTGTATCGACGGATGTAACCGAATTGTTCGCCCGTTTTGATAAAGTTATCAATCGCCCATTCTTTCGCGCCGTAGGTTTTGCCGCCGCCACGGTTGCCGACGATCACGTTAAACAATACGTTGTGCGTTAACGTTTGACGAGCGTTCCAAAAAAACGACGTGCTGCTATTCTCTTTCATTGTTTCATCTTCTTTCAAGTGTAAATCCATTTTAATTCGGTCGGTCCGATCTTGCCTTTTTCCCATATAAACCACGCGTAATCCATCGCGCCGTGTTTATATCCGGCGGGGTCGTTGTTCTTTGAACACGCCATACGCCCCGAAAACACATACACGCGATACGGTGGTACTTTCGAATATATTTCGTTATATCGGCGTTTGCCGGATAGATAATTCAATTTTAGAAACATTGCGACTTTTTGACCCATTTCTATACTATCAAGGGATTTCAACACGAATTCCGTTGTATATTTGAACGGCGGGTTTGTTATGATGTCCCCGAACCATTTATTGTCGGTTTTCAAAAAGTCGATGATTTCGTCTTGATATCCACGGTCGACAAGATCGGATGAAAAAACGTTGTGACCGTGTTCTTTTAGAACCTTTGACAAGTTACCTTCGCCGCACGCGGGTTCCCATATATTCAAATCGAATTGTTCACGTTTCAAAAGTTCGTGCATTGCTCGCGGATCGGTCGCGTAATAATCGTTTGGTTCTCGTTCTGCCGTTTGACTAATTCCATTCATTGCAAGTATTCCCATTCAAAAACCCCCAATAAAAAGAAATAGCAAGACAAAGACGAGTTACGCAGTAGGTGACCAACCCGTTTTTAATATAGCGGCTCTTCACCGTTGGTTCTATATTAAAGCCCACGTATGAAACTCGAAATTATCTTGCTATAATGAATATTACTACTTTTTGATCGTAAAGTCAATACTTGTCAAGATAACGCCGCCCGGGACGTGTTCGGGTTTCAAGTTTCCTTCGTAGGTCGCGCCGATCTCGAAGTTCTCAAAAGTAACGTGCTTGTGACATTCGGACGGCATACCCGCAACGACAACTTTGTTTTTGTAATAGTATTCATCATCGAACAAATACAATTCTTTGTCGTCGCTTTCGATGCCTTTTTCGTATTCTTCCGGCGTGATTATCGTTTGCATCATATAACACTTTTGACGAATATATTTCGCGCGCCGGACGTGGTTTTCAATTTTCCATTTTCCCAACTTGATATTATCAATTTCGAGAAAATCGGGAATTTCAAACCCTTTCGAATAGACGTGTAACGAATCCGTATCACAATACGCGAATTGAATATCGCTTTTGCCGGACGCGTAATCGTCTTTGATGCGTTGCGCAGATTTGACAACGATTTGTCGTGCATAACTCGTTGTGAAGATCGCGACGGGCAAATATAGTCCGTCTTGTTTTTGCGGCGGTAAATCATTGTATCGCAACACGCCGTCTTTGTCCATATACGGGTATTTTGACCGCCTAATCTCATTTACTCCATACTTGCCATATAAAGCGTTAAGCATCCGTTTTGCGATTAAATAACGCCCGCCATCACCGGCGGCGATTGCTTCTTCTTTTTCGCGTTGCCACTTGTCGATATAAACATCGAACATTCCTTTTTTGGCTTTGAATTTCCACCCCGACATATATTCGGGGTTGAACACGTCGTATTGTTCGAGAAACAATTCAAGATCAACGTTCGTCAAGCACAACACAACTTCTTCATGGTTTGACGATGTCACGTATTCGTTGCCGCCAAACCCGAAATTGCCTTTGAATTGTATTGTCGGGATTTTCCCTTCTTTGATCCTAAACGAGCAACGCAACATTTGAATGTATAACGGGTATAACTCGTCGGGTTTGTATTCCCCGTTAAAAAATATCGGCGTTCCGTACGGCAATATTTTTTCCTTCATCACGGACGAATACATCGCGTTTTTGTCGAGAACAAGTCCGTTTTCAACTTCCCTATTTTCGAACGCGGGGTCAACATAGGTAAACCCGCCGCGATAACATTGTCGTATATCTTCGTGAACCGTTCGGTAAAATGGAAACCACCGTTTGAAGTTCTTCTCGCCAACTAACCGCCGATATTCCGCCATTGCACACGAACCGATCGTTATTCGGTCAAGTCCATTTGCGAAAAAATAATCAAGCGCGGTTGCTATGATTTTAACGTCGCCTAAAATATACTCTTTTTCATCGTCCGAGATCGGCGAACCTTCCGGTAAATTGTTGTGTCGGTCGTAATCTATACGCCCTTTTCGGTACGGCATATTAAACGATTTTGCGATCTTGTCAACGCTCATCGGAAGAAGTTTTAATGAATCAAAGAACGTTACTTTTTTGACGGTTTTACCTTTGAGATAGAAAACAACTTCGATTCCGTAAAAAAGTCCTTTGCTGCTTATCATCGTTTGAAACGTGCGGGATGCGCGGTCGTGCGAATCCGTAACGTGCCGGAATCCGTTTTTTAATAACCACGTGATGATCCATTGTCCGTCGAACCGCAAATTATGAAAATATATTTTTAGGTTTTTTGATGCGTTTTCGCACCACCACATAAACCCGCCGATATCCGTTCCAATGTGGCAATTTTCCGTGTCGCCGATTTCGCAGGTCGCCCACGCCCACACGCGGCAGTTGTCCGCATTTGTTGTTGTTTCGAAATCCGCAACAAATTTCATTTGCTTTTTGCCACTCCTTTATTTTTTTAGTTTGTTTTCGTTATTGGTTCATTTATCCAAACCGCGCGAAGATGTTCAATTTGTTCGCGCGCATGGGTCGCGTTGTCGGGGTCGTAATGCTCGCGCAAATCTCCTTCCGCTTCCCATATCTTTCGAAATTCTTGAAACGATAGTCCGCGTATTGATTCGACGATATCGGCGACGCGTGATTCGCCGAAATCATCTTCTAACCTTTGAACATACGAATCGACCCACCCTTGTTCGCGATTTTTCCAATAAGTTGATAAAGATAATTGATTAAGCGTTTTTATCTTTTCATTAAAATCAGCGCGAGACATTGCCGGATTTGTTACGTTGATCGGCGCGTATTGGTGTTCGGATGCTTTATTCATACCGAGCGCGCCACGCGTATATCCCAATTTTTCGCCGCGACTTGTCATATCCATTTGTAAGATTTCTTCGCGGCGGCGGTTGCGTTCACGGTTGATAACTCCGGCTTGCATATTCATTTCGCGCAGTTGCCATTTAGTGGTTTTTAGATTATACTTGTTGTCGGGAACATCAATAATTTGTTCCGCGCCTTTTTTCAAGAATCGGCGTAAACTATTTGTGATTCTGTTATAATCTTGTCGGGTCGGCATATTCTCCGGCTTGATCATTTTTTGCTTTTGTTCGGCGTTGATCTTCTCCGGCAACGCCGACAACCTTCTTCTTTTCTCTATCGGGTTATCGGCAAATTCGCGTTCGATCTTCTTTTGGTGGTACGAAACCTTCGCGTTGAAGTTTTTTACAACGCGGTCGAATTCTTGGATGTCATCATCACGCCACCGAATACCATATCTTCTTTTTGCCATATCTTTTTCCCTTCTTCTGTAACGATTAAAAATCCGCGCTTTTCAATAGTTTCATATAAACGGACATCGCACATCACGTCGACCGTTATATTCAACTTGAAACGGTTTGACAACGATTCGTTGATCTTCTCGCGGTTTTCGATGAAACGGTCATAAAACTTTTTTCGGTTTGTTTCACTCGAAAAAACGAACGTCAACGTTCTTTGTTTATACGGAACGTCCATTCGGAACGGCGACAAATTCAAATCCCACATCACGCCGCCGCGCGTCAATTTTGCTTGCTTTTTCATTCGGTTTTCACTCCTATTAAAATATTAAAACAATTCTATCATTCATTCACTTGTAGTTTTTGGAAAATAACATCTTCAACATAGCACCAACTTTGCGGCGCTCTTTTCATTTTAACGAGTGGTGGATAATCATACGTTTGTGTTCCTTCTA